AATCACAAAGCGATATTTTAAAAGCGCAACATGCGGAACTCAACAAAGCAAAAACAGAAATTAAATTATTAAAAGAAGAAGCTGATGAACGCAAGCAACAAACATTCATTGATAAAGCAAAGTCATTGAAGGTGCTGGGTGCAGATGACAAGTTTGGTTTGGTCTTGAAATCGTTAGCCGAAAAATCCCCTGACGAATACGAAAAAGTTTTAACCATGCTCAGTAAAGCCGCCGATAGCATTTCTAAAGCGGATTATCTCGATGAAATTGGCAGTGGTTTTAATCGGGATAATCAAAATTCAGTGGCTATTGTGCAAGAAAACGCAAACGTCATTCAAAAAGAAAAAGGCTTAACCAAAGAACAAGCCATCGCTAAAGCATTAGAGCAAGACCCCTCATTGTATGACGCTTATTTGAAGGAGAGAAAACATGGCATTTGATGCAGCAGGTTTAAATTACGGTAGCGCGTTAGCGACTACTGACTTGAGTTTATCACAATACAAATTTGCAAAATTAGTGAGTGGTGGCATTACCACGACCACGGTTGCAGGTGAATTTGCGATGGGTGTATTGCAAAACAATCCCAAACAAAACGAATCAGCCAATGTGCGCTTTATCGGTGTGACAAAAATTACCTTGGGAGCAACTGTACCTGATGCAGGGATTGTTCAAACCGATAACCAAGGTCGTGCTGTGCCATTTACAGGGGCTGCCGGAATGGTGCCACTGGGTCAAGTCATTAATGGGGGCCAAGTGGGTGACATTACCGAGATGTTTTTATTTCAGAGTGTTTAATCATTAACTACATGAGTGAGTAAGCTATGCCAAATCCTAACCGATCTGATTTACACGTCGACTCGCTACTGACCAATGTCAGTGTGGCGGTATTACAAAAAGAAACCACCTTTGTGGCCAATCGTGTCTTTGCACCTGTACCCGTTACCAAGCAGTCGGATTTATATGCTGTCTACAATGCAGGTGATTTTCACCGCGATGACATGCAAGTACGTGCGCCTGGTACCGAATCGGCGGGCGGTGGTTATCGCATTGATTTGAATAATCGTTTTTTCTGTCAAGTCTACGCGCTGCATAAAGACATTGCTGATCAAGAGCGTGATAACGCAGATCCGGTGTTTCAATTAAATCGAGACGCAACGATTTACTTAGCTTTAAAAGCACAAATTAAAAAAGAACGTGTGTTTGCGGGGCGCTATATCACCACGGGTGTATGGGGTACCGATTTAATTGGTGTACCTTCACCACCCATTGGGCCTAATCAGTTCTTACAATGGAACGATGCGAATAGCACACCCATTGAAGATATTCGAGGCGCGATTACGACCATTGCCGAAACAGGTCTTGAACCGAATATGTTAATTCTGGGTCGTACTGTTTATGACAAATTGATTGATCATCCAGAAATTGTAGATCGCGTGAAATACGGTACGCAATCCGGTGAAAAAATCTCGACTGTTAATATACAAGAATTAGCAAAACTCTTTCGCATTCAACAAGTGCTGGTCATGTCGGCGGTTGTCAATACCGCAGCAGAAGGTCAACCGACTGTTAACAGCTTTATTAACAGTAACAATGCACTCCTTGCTTATACCACGCCGACACCAGGACGTTTAGTTCCGTCGGCGGGTTATGATTTTCAATGGCGCGGTTTATATCGCGGCATCAATGGTCAACGTATTAAAAATTTCCGATTGGAGTGGTTAGATTCCGACCGTATTGAAATCGAACAAGCCTTTGACTTGAAAGTGGTTGCACCGTCTTTAGGGGTGTTTTTCTCCAATGCCGTTGCTTCTTCTTAATAGAAAAAAAGAGAGACACCCATGACATTGAGATTTGATCCTCACGCTAATTTTATTGCCTCACGACCTTTAATGGTGTCAGGCAAACAATTACATCGAGGTGATGTTTTTGATAACGACTTAGTCTCCATTCGCAAATTACAAATGCTGTGGGAATGTAGACATATTTGTTATGACTGGCAGTTTGAAGATAAAAAAATAAAACCAGAATTAAAAAACCAATCTGAAGAAAAAACTAAAAACGAAACAACTCACACAACGACTTTGAAACTAAAGAAGAAACTAAACCATGACGTGGAGTTATAGTGGTAATCCTGCATCAAGCCCATTAGATGAAATGCGTTTTGTGTTGGGTGATACCACACCGAATACTGGGCTAGACCCCAATAATGAGTTGCTACAAAACGAAGAGATCAATTACGCCTTAAATAAATACCCTGATTTTTTCACCGCCGCAGTGGTGTTGTGTGAAGCGATCATAGCGAAATTCACACGCATGGTCGATGAAACCACGGGTGATGAATCGGTAAGTGCAAGCCAACGTGCGGAACAATTTCGCAAAATGGCCGAAGATTTACGCAAGAAAATTGGCTTTAGCACTTTACTACTCTATGCAGGCGGAACAAGTAAAGCGGCAGATCAACAATTAAATAGCGATACAGATCGCGTTAAACCGCAATTTGAAGTGGGTATGGATGATAACCCTTACGCGGCTGAACGTGGTCAAGAAAAACAAGATCGTACTATTTCTTAAATGAAACAATAAAATAAATAAAAAAATAAGATTTGAAAAAGAGATAAAAAATATGGTTGCCGTTGTCAGCGTCACATTAAAAACCGATATGAAACCGCTACAGGTTTTATTAGCGCAATTAAATTCTGCAAGGAATGTATGGGTGGATGCAGGCTTTTTTCAAAGCATGTACAAACCGATTGAAAAGAAATCGGAAATTAAAAGTAAAACAGAACCTTTAACACCCGCTCAAAAAGCGATTGTGAATGAATTTGGTGTGCCTGGCAAAATTCCTTCTCGGTCTTTTATGCGAAATACGTTTAAAACAAATCGCAATTTTGTCGATACATTACAAAAAAATGTATCAGCTGTTGTTAAAGACAATATGCCTGTAAGTCGCGCCTTAATATTATTAGGCGAAAAAGTACGAAAAGAAATTATTCATGAAATTAATGCGCTCTATGAACCACCGAATGCACCGAGCACGATTGCACGTAAAGGTTCAAGTAAACCGTTAATTGATACGGCAGAGATGCGTAATAACGTGAATTACCGATTAAACACAGAATCGTAGGTGGATGATGGAAGATTACGGTCGCATTGAACTGAAATCAACGAGTCAATTCACGTTACAAGTGATTCGTGCCAATCAAGGCAGTTATGTGAATGGGCGTTATGTTGAGCTACCTGGCAGTACGTTTTTAATTTTAGCCAACATTCAACCGTTAAATCCGGATGAATTAGAAAATTTTCCTGAAGCACAGCGCACGAAGGAAATGTTTAAACTCTATACGCCAGCAACATTATTAACTGCCGAAGAAAGTCCACAGCGTAAAGCGGACATTGTGATTTATAACGATAAACAATACCAGGTGCAGCAAGTATATCGTTATCGAGGACAACATCAACGGCATAACAAAGCAATCTGTGTGAGATTCGATGCTGAATCTACTAGCAATTAACAATGGCGTTCAACACATCGTAGAAAGTTTGTTAAACGTTACGACGATTTTTGAAGATCAAAATGCGCCTAGACCAGAGGGTGATTATTTAACGTTGAAGTTGACGAGCATTCAACAATTGGCAAGACGTGAAGAAGGTGCAACCAATGATCAAGGATTAGCATCCGTTTTTGCACATTACTTAATAACGTTTTCATTTAACAGTTTTCGAGAAAATTCAAAATCATTGATGGAGCAGTTACGGTTTGCACTGAATTTAAGAACGGTCTTAGATCAATTTGAAGCATTGGGATTAGGGTTTAGTAATACCACACCGATTATTGATGTGCCGATGTTATTACAAACGGAATGGGAAGAACGCTCGCAAATGAATGCGATGTTTTTTGTGAGTGACACCGATCAAGACAACATTGGATTTATTCAAAGCACGGATATTGACGGTAAGTTTTATAACGCCGATGGCAGTTTAGAAAAAGAAGTGACTCTTGATATTCAAACTTAACGAAAGAAGCGAGAAAATTTATGGCAATTACTGATGTTGTGAATGTGGTTATTACAAGACAAACCAAAGCGGTGTCACAGAAAGGTTTTGGTGTAATGCTATTTTTAGGATTAAACAAAGTCTTTAATGAACGCATTCGCTTTTATGACAGCGTTAAAGAATTATTGGATGATGGGTTTTTGCCAACCTCGCAAGAAGTCGCTGCAGCAACGGCTGCCTTTGCCCAAAATCCCTCACCGGAAAAAATTGCGATTGGTCGCCGCGAAGCAGATCGTGCGATTGTGGATGTGGCTGTGGTGCAAGATTCCACACAATATAAAGTCACCATTAATGGCGCGGATTTTGTTTTTACTTCTGGAACGGGTACTACCAATTTATTAATTGCTGCAGGATTAGTCGCTGCAATCAATGCGGGTACACAACCTGTTACTGCGACGGATAATAACGATGGTACATTTCATATTGACCCCACTGTTCCCGAAACGCCTTACACATTATCCGTTGATTCCAAATTAAGTTTCACACTGACACCGAGTGAATCATTAACGGCAGCCATTAATGCGATTCGGGATGAAAATGATGACTGGTATGGGTTAGCCGCTTATACGCACTCGCCTTCCGACGTTCTTGAAATCGCAGGTGTCGCGGAGGCTACTAACAATGAAGGTGCAAAACTCTATGGCACATCCAGTCAAGACCCCACCATTCTCACGACTGCAACGACAGATATTGCGAGTCAATTAAAAGCAGCCAATTACGCCAGAACTTGGCCTTTATATAACGGCAATGCCGATGCGCTTTTCCCTGAATGTAGTTGGTTTGGAAAGCTGTTACCGACTGACCCAGGTTCTCAAACATGGAAATTCAAAACATTAAATGGGCAAATCGCAGATCACTTAACCACGACACAAAAAACCAATGCCTTAAATAAAAACGCCAATATCTTCATTGAAATTGGCGGCATTGATATTACCGAAAATGGCACAGTGGCTGATGATGAATTTATTGATGTGATTGTGGGTGTTGACTGGCTCACTTCTCGTTTAGAAGAGCGTATTTTTTCCTTGCTGGCTAACAGTGGCAAAGTGCCTTACACCGATGCAGGCGTTGCTTTAATTGAAAATGAAATCCAAGCGCAATTAAAAGAAGGCGTGAATGTAGGTTTTCTAGCGGCAAATCCTGCACCCCAAGTCAATGTGCCTTTGGTGAAAGATATTAATCCTGTTGATAAATCCCATCGTCATTTACCAGGCATTACGTTTACCGCCACATTAGCGGGCGCAATTCATTCGATCAGTATTCAAGGTTATGTAATGGTTTAAGGAGTTGAATTATGGCATTAAAAACATACGCACCCGACAGTGTTGTGATTAACTTTGCGGGTGCCATTTTAACAGGTTATGCCGAAGGTTCTTTTATTACCGTCGAAAGAGAAACGGACGGATTTAATAAAGTTACAGGTGCAGATGGATTAACCACGCGTGTGAAATCCGCTAATCGCAGTGGCAGTGTGACATTAACACTTGCACAATCCAGTGACGCGAATGCAATTTTATCGGCTTTGCAAATTGCCGATGACTTAACGCGAGGCGGTGTGTTTCCACTCTTAGTGAAAGATGTGTCGGGTAATTCTTTGTTTACTGCTGAACAAGCATGGATTAGAAAATCTGCCAATGCAGAATTTTCCAGTGATTTTACCGGACGCCAATGGGTGATTGATTGTGCTGAAATTTCAATGCTACACGGGGGAAATAATACATGAACACGATGAACCAAACTAATGAATCAACTTTTCGTTATAAAAATGCAACACAACAAATTAATG